ACTCAAGAACATTTGGCTTTGAATCATCAAACAAATTAATACTGCAATTTTTGCAAGATTGGCAAAACTTAAGCTTTGGACAGATTTCAAAATCTTCAATCTATAAAAACATTAATGTCAGCAATTCTAACTTTAGAAACATCACAGAATCATTTTCTCAGTATTATCAAACCCTACTAGAAGAACACCTTCAGGTTCTTTTGTTTGATTTAGACGACAAAAAGATTACAAGCTTTCAATCATACGTTGCACATTTGTTTGATTATTTAAAAACATACAACATCGCGATAACGAGAGAGTGCCTTATTCGCACTTCCTTCTTTAAGCCCGACAGCACAGGTCTTGTTTATTCGCTACAATCAAACACATTTGGAAACGATGAACAAGCTTTTGTTGATTACATAAATGACAGCGCTTATTCTTTGTTAAAACAAACTCTTATTAGACACGCCCTGGTTTTAGATTTAAATTCGCCGTGGCAGTTTGTTGTCAACATTTCTGCTCCACAAATAACAAAGCCTGCTCCCGAGCGAGGTTTCAAGGGTTTTCCAAAGAGAGAAGAGTTCTTTAACACAAACTATGTTCGTGCTTACGAGACAGAATTTGAATTTATTAAAAGCACTCTTTTGCGTGGCTACGAAAATTTCTTATTAGCAAATCTTCGCAAAGGTGCAGCAGTCTGTCAAGACACAGGTGACGTTGTTCAGTTTGACATTCCCAGACAAAGAGTAACCCCTGCACCAGAAGCTAATCAAGTTGTGCTCGATTTTTTGATTTCCGTTCGACAGAATGAAACAGGAACTACCTTGACAAGCGCTGAGATTAAGAGTATAAACAGAGCAAAGACAGAGCAAGAGAAATACAAAACGCTCCACGATTTAATAAAAACAAAGTCGCTTGTAAAGGTAAAAGACATTTTGAGCAGACCAGATGCCCTACGGCTAGCAAATTACATTCGCTGCAAGGGTGCAAGAAAAAGCCTTTACCACGGTTGGCTTCCTTGTTTGCGAGAGGAAGATTATTTAAAAGCAATCGACGCTCTACCTCCAAGCAAAGAAGCAGTAATGTCGAAGTTGTTAAAAACAAACAAAAAGCAGCCTGACCCAATCCTCGTTGATTCTTTAGAACTGGCTGAAGAACAAAAATTAAAAGAACAAGGAATAAACCTTGACGATACTGAAATCTAGTGCTATACTGCACGCATGTTATTTCAAACGCTAGACGACAAAGAAACCTGTGTTGCATCCTACTACGACGGTCGGCTACATTTCGACCACGTTCCCGAAGAAGGCTCTGCGACTTGGAACTATCATTCTTATCTACCTGACCACGTTCAGTTCGCAGAACTCTACACAGGTGGCAAAGACCCTATCGATGTTTGCCCCGAGGAACTAAAAGAAAGTTGGGAAGCAGCCCAAGGCAGGCTCAAAGCCCTGCTCAAGTCTTTCTATCATGTCGGGCTCACAGTCGATGAGTTTTGCTTTTACGAGCTTGTTCCACACAGGTTTCTCAAACAACACGCAGAACTAAAAAATAAAATAACTGAGCACGTTATTCAAAACTATCCCAAGCCCCCGAACTACGACCATCTAATCAAAGTCGAGAAGTTGGCGAAGGAAGTATCAACCCGCCCAGTAAAACTCAACGGCTCCAACATCAAGGTGCAACTAGCAACCGAAAAGGGCAGAGCAGAGTATGCCAAATACAAGGCTAACCCTTACATCAATTACAGTACCTTTGGAACGCGCACAGGTCGCATGGCAACGAAGAAAAACTCTTTTCCAATACTTCTTATGCCTAAAAAAATGCGCGGCGTTATAGAGCCTTACAGAAACGTTTTTCTTGAGTTTGATGTTGTCTCGGCAGAGGTCGCTACACTGTTCTATCTAACCGGCAGACCTATTCCTCGTGGCGACCTACACAAGTGGGTCAATGAGAACATCTTCGGTGGTAAATACACGCGAGACGAAGTAAAGAAAAAGTTCTTCGCTTGGCTGTATGACCCTCGTAAGAAAAACAACCGGCTTGAAGAACTATTTAATAGGCAGGAGATAATCAACAAGTTCTACGATGGCGAGTTTATCACCAACCCTTTAGGAAGGAAGATTAGGGTTGATGAGTCACGAGCACTAAACTACATCGTTCAGAGCACATTCAACGACATTTTTTTAACAAACATCGCCAAACTGTCTGATAAGATGAAAGAGTGGGGTATGAAGTCGCACATTTCATTTTTTATCCACGACAGCGTAGTTCTAGACTTCGATGCAAGCGAGAGAGACAAAATAAATGACATTATGTCTGTGCTCTCTCACTTTGGAGACCACAAGTTTGACCTTCACATGAACATCGGCAAGAACTATGGCGACATGAGGGAAGTTCTATGAGAAGTATCGTATCTATTGGGGAGTCAGCCTTACTCTTTGCCGAGTTTTTGGCTTCTTACCCCGAATACAACACCTATACCATTGGTCACAGCGGTTCAGAGTTCAAAGTACCAATATTTTCCGACCCAGAACGCTACGACGAGCCCATAAATGGGCTTAGGCGGTATCTATCCACTGTTTCTGACGAAGTAACGTGCGTTATTTCAGGTGGCGAGACAGTATCGCTCACATCACTGAAAGTTTTGGAGCAACTAAGAGATAAAAAGGTTGACATCGTTTATTTGCAGCCAAAACTTGACTTACTCAACCAAAGTGCTACAATGGCACACAACTTGGTTCACGGAGTAACCCAAGAAATGGCGCGGTCAAAGGTGTTCAACCGCTGGTATCTATTTGACCTAGACCTTATCAAGTCTGTGACTCCAAATGTGGTGCTAACTGAGATGAAGAAGTCCATTGCTAGTAGCGCAGCACGACATTACCACACCTTCAACTGGCTTCGCAGTCAGGACAATCTTTTTGGTATTGACGAGGAGAGTTCTCAAAACGCAGTTATTTCTTCTATCTCATACTGCGATTTTGACTTGACAACCGTGACGGACCTTGGTAAACTATTGTTTATACGAGAGCAGGAGGTGTTCTACGGAATCAGCGAACAAAAGGTAAAAACCGATACAGAACTTTATGATAAAGTAGTGAAGTCGTTTAGCGGCTTCAAGAAAGAAGACGTTCGTACTTCTTTCAAGGTCTTCTCCGTTCCATACGAGGAAGATTTAATTTATGTCAAAAACTCTACCACAGCAGTTCAGAACAAAGTTTTGGTAGAGGCTATTGACAAAGCAAGCAATGAATAGTAAAATAATAGCAAGTTTATAGCAAATAAGGAGAAATAAAATGGCAATTGATTTTAGCAAGCTTAAAGCAAAACTCGACGTTCTTGACGGAAAGGCAAAGGCTGGTGGAAAGAACAACAATGTGTTCTGGAAGCCAGAGGTTGGTACGCACATGATTCGTATTCTACCTGACCCTGACGGAGACCCCGTGAAGGAGCTTCACTTCCACTACAATGTGGATAAGGGTGGTGTAATGTGTCCGAAGCGCAACTTCGGAGACGAGTGCCCCATCTGTGAGTTCGCTACTTCACTGTTCCGTGAGGGTACACCTGATAGCCAAAACCAAGCAAAGAAGCTGTTTGTCACCCAGCGTTTCTATGCCCCTGCGGTTATCCGTGGGCAGGAAGAGCGTGGTGTCGTTCTTTGGTCCTTCCCAAAGACAGCCTACAAAGCCATCATTGAGACCATTCTTGATGAGGACTATGGCGATGTGACTGACCCAAAGAAGGGCTTCGACTTGAAGGTTTCCTACATCAGTAAGAACTTTGGTAAGGGAGACCGCGTTGTGTTTGACAGTTTGCAAGCACGTCCAAAGCCATCTGCGCTCTGCGAGGAAGATTCTACCGCAGCAGGTTGGATGGAGCACGGCATTGACCTTTATGAGATTTTCGACCGTAAGACTCCAGAGCAGGTTCAGAAGATTCTTGACAACTACCTTATGCCAGAAGGTGGTCAGGAGACCGTTCGCTACGGTGGTGGTAGCTCCCCAAAGGGCTCCACTGTTGATGCTGCATTCGCTGCAATGGGTGTGTAATACTAGGCGGGGGGCGAAAGCCCCCCGTCTTCTTTTAGCGGAGGAAAAATGCCAAGGCAGAAAAAAGAAAAAGCAAAAGCAGGCAAGTTATCTATGAAAGATAAGTTAGCCCTTATCAATAAAAGGGCTGGCATGGAAGTTGCCTACAACCTAAAAAATGATAACCCGACAGAAGTCACAGAATGGATTCCAACTGGCTCACGTTGGCTCGACTCTATTGTTTGTCGAGGAAAACTAGCCGGTGTTCCGGTTGGTCGCATCACAGAGATTGCCGGTATGGAGTCATCCGGTAAGTCTTACATGGCTGCACAGGTTGCAGCAAACGCACAAAAGCAAGGCTTCTCTGTGGTTTATTTTGACTCCGAGTCAGCTATTGACCCAAGTTTCTTAGAAAATGCTGGCTGCGACATTGACAACCTTATCTATGCTCAGGCAGCATCTGTTGAGATGGTTCTGGAAACTATCGAACAGCTTCTAACCGAGACAGACGATAAGTATCTTTTTGTTTGGGACTCGTTAGCGTTTACGCCATCTATCTCTGACCTTGAGGGAGACTTCAACCCTCAGTCATCGATGGCAGTAAAGCCACGTATTCTATCAAAGGGTTTGTCAAAACTGACTGTTCCTATTGCGAACAGCAACTCTGTTCTGTTGGTTCTCAACCAGTTGAAGACCAACATCACTATGAATGTGGCAGAGGCTATGACCACACCATACTTCACACCGGGTGGCAAGGCTCTGGCGTATTCTTATTCTCTTCGTATCTGGCTAACAAAGCGAAAAGCCAAGAAGTCTTTTATTGAGAACGACGCAGGTTTCCGCATCGGTTCAGAAGTAAAAGTCAAGTTGGAGAAGTCTCGCTTCGGCACAGAGGGTAGAAACTGTACATTCCAGATTGTCTGGGGCGACAAGAACCCTCGCATCCTTGACCGAGAAAGCTGGTTAGAGGCTGTAAAGAGTTCTGACCAGATTAGGTCAGGTGGAGCTTGGTACACACTCATCTACGACGATGGTGGTGAACAAAAGTTTCAAGGCTCAAAGTGGCTGGAATGGCTGGAAGACGAGAAGTTTTATAACCAGATTCTACGACTTATGGATAGAGAAGTTATCCAAAAGTTTGACGAGCAAACTGGTGATGCTTCTCACTTCTATGACGTTGACAGTGAAGAAGAATAATGCTTGACATTCGCACGAGGATGGGGTATAACAGATACTCCATTCTTATGCGGAGCATTTGATGCCACAAAAAATAAAAAAATCTAGCAAGCGTGTGCAGCGGTATTTTGAGTTGGCACGACGCATGGCAAAAGAAAGCACCTATGGCAAACTACGTCACGGTGCTGTTTTAGTCAAGGGAGGTTCAGTTGTATCAGTTGGCTTCAACAAAGGTTGCTACTGTGCTTTTGGACAACGCTTCCGAGACTTTCACAACTTTGGTCATGCAACCCAACACGCAGAAATTTCCGCTATCCTTGGAGTGCCCGAGAAATCAACAAGGGGCGCTTCCTTGTTTGTAGTTCGTATCAACAACTACGACAAGTTTCGTATGTCCAAGCCTTGCTGTATGTGTCATCAAGTGTTAAACTTTGTGGGAGTCCGCAAAGTTTTTTACACCACAGGGGAAGACACTTATGAAGTTAGAAATGTCAGGGGGTCTAGCGAGGAATTTCGGCATAACAGTAAAGACTTTGCGTGAGAATGAAGACGGCTCCGTAGATGTAAATGTAGATTTAACAGAGCAGTTCAAAGATTGGTTTATGTATATGCACGGACTACACACTTGGGACGAAGAAGCTTTCCAAGCGTGGTTCCTCAAAAGCCTGGGCGATTTTATTGGAGACTAAAATGAACAGAATGATGATAGTAGATGGAAATAACTCTTTTTTACGCAACTATGTTGTAGACCCTTCGCTATCATCAAATGGCGAACCAATCGGTGGCTGCAAGGGCTTTTTGAAGTCCCTACAAAAGCAGTGCCGCATTATTAAGCCAGATTTTGTAGTGGTAGTGTGGGACGGTGAAGGTGGTTCTCTCAAGCGGAGAACACAGAATAAAAATTATAAGGAAGGGCGTAAGCCTATCCGCTTCAACCGTCCCAATACCTACATGTCTGATAACCAACAGTTCAGAAACCGTATCTGGCAAATGGGCAGGCTCGTTGAGTATCTAAATGAGATGCCCGTGGCACAACTTATCTCAGAGAACGTAGAAGCAGACGACCTTGTGGGCTACATCGTGTCTCGCTTCCCAGACGTGGAAAAGGTTATTGTTTCCTCCGATAAAGACTTTTTCCAACTCTGCGATGACAAAACTATTGTTTATCGACCTATTCAAGACAAGACAGTCACGAAGCAGGGCATCTTGGACGAGTTCTCTATTCACCCAAGAAACTTCGCTTTGGCTCGCGCCATCGTAGGCGACAAGTCAGACAACCTTGACGGTGTGCCACGGGCTGGACTCAAAACAGTAGCAAAGCGTTTCCCGCTTCTAATGGAGGACCGTGATGTGTTCCTAAACGAACTCATCCAAGTCTGCGATAAGCCCGAGAACAAAGCAAAAATCTTTGAGAGTATCGTAGAGCACAAAGAGTTAGTTTCAGAAAACTACAAGTTGATGCAACTATACTCACCAGCCATTTCCAGCAGAACAAAAGCAAAAATTGATTGGACACTTCGTGAGTGCTGTCAAGACTTTAACCTGATGGAGATAAATAAAATGATGACCCTCGATGGGTTTGGGAACTACAACTTTACCCAACTCTGGGGCACCATGCGAAACATTTCCTTGAACAAGGACTAACGGAGAACCAAATGAAACTAGACTACGAGAATGAAACATTTTCTAAGTTCGGTAAAAGTTTCCAAGAGAAGTTGGTCCAAAGTATGTTTTATGACAGGTCGTTCTTCGACCAAATGTCAGACGTGTTTGACCCTTACTTCTTGGAAGTAAAATACCTTCGGCTATTCTATGAGCGTTTAGCCAACTATCGACAGAAGTTTGAGAAGCACCCTTCTGTTGAGATAATGGCTTCCATTATTAAAACTGAAATGGAAGAAGAGTCAGAGGTGCTACAAAAGCAAGTAAAGGACTACTTTGCTCGCATCGTTGCAACAAGTCAAGTCGAAGATGAAGAGTATGTCAAAGTCACTGCTCTTGACTTTTGCAAGAAACAAAAACTAAAAGAAGCCATTATGAAGTCCGTTGGACTTTTGAAAACTTCTTCTTTTGATCAAATTTCAGAAGTTATCAACCAAGCCATGAAACTTGGCTTAGACAACGACCACGGTTATGACTATCTTATTGACTTTGAAGAGCGCTTCCTAAAACGCTCACGCAACCCCATGACCACGGGCTGGAAGATTATCGATGACATTACAAAGGGTGGCTTAGGTCGCGGAGAGTTGGGAGTTGTTATTGCTCCAACGGGTGCAGGAAAGTCTATGGCTCTTGTGCATCTTGGAGCACAAATTGTCAAGGAAGGAAAAAATGTAGTTTATTATACGCTTGAACTTCAAGACACTGTTGTAGCCAGCCGCTTTGACAGTTGCATCACATCAGTAAAACTTCAAGATTTACATTCCTTCAAAGATTTAATTTACGACCAAGTAAAAGAACTTGAAGGAAAACTTATTGTAAAAGAATACCCAACAAAGTCCGCTAACGTAAATAAACTCAAACAACACCTAGAAAAACTAAGACGCTCTGGTTTTGAACCTGACTTAATTTGCGTCGATTATGGTGACCTTTTGCAACCTATTTCTTCTTACAAGGAGAAACGCATCGAATTAGAGACTATTTATGAAGACCTTCGGGGAATGGCACAAGAGTTTGAGTGTCCCGTCTGGACAGCAAGCCAAACTAACCGCAGCGGACTAAACGCAGAAGTGGTTACAATGGAATCAATTAGCGAAGCCTTCAACAAATGCTTCGTAGCGGACCTCATCTTCACTCTATCCAGAACCATTACAGACAAGAATAATAACACAGGACGTATCTTTGTAGCAAAAAACAGGAACGGACCTGATGGTATCGTTTACCCTATTTTCATGGATACGAGCAACATTAAGATTGATGTTCTTCCCTCGACGGGCGAAACAGCAGAAGAAATTAATGACAACGCTGCAAAGAAACAGCAAGAGTCGTTACAAGAAAAGTACAAGAAGTTCAGAAACGGAGGAAAAGACTAAATGGAACTAGCTACACAAATACTTTCGGACATCACTGTCCACATGAAATACGCAAAGTATTTACCAGAAAAAGAGCGCAGAGAGACTTGGGATGAACTCTGCGACAGAAACATGCGAATGCATGTAAAAAAGTATCCCGAACTTGCCGAGGAAATCGAAAAAGTTTATAAGGACTTTGTTTTTACAAAAAAAGTTTTACCATCCATGCGCTCTATGCAGTTTGGTGGTAAGTCTATCGAAGTAGCCCCAAACCGCATTTACAACTGCGCTTACATGCCTATTGACCATGCTGACTCATTTGGTGAGTGCATGTTCCTACTTCTAGGCGGCACAGGTGTGGGTTTCTCTGTCCAGGCTCACCACGTTGAGAAACTACCAGAGATTCGCAAGCCAAACCCAAAGCGCACACGTCGTTTCCTAGTAAGCGACAACATTGAAGGTTGGGCTGACGCAGTAAAGGCTCTCGTGTATTCTTACTTCAAGGGTACATCAAAGCTTCGTTTCGACTTCTCGGACATTCGTCCAAAGGGCGCACGACTTGTCACTTCTGGTGGCAAAGCCCCTGGACCACAACCTCTTCGCGAGTGCCTTGTAAAAGTAGAGGGCATTTTGCGTGAGAAACAAGACGGAGATAAACTACAACCTATTGAAGTCCATGACATTATTTGCCACATCGCTGACGCAGTTCTAGCCGGTGGTATTCGCAGAGCAGCACTTATTTCACTCTTTTCCGCAGATGATGATGAAATGATTGCTTCCAAGTCAGGCAACTGGTGGGAGACAAACCCACAGCGCGGCAGAGCAAATAACTCAGCGGTTATTCTTCGCCACAAGGTTGATAAAGAATACTTCCTAAAACTTTGGGACAGAATTAAAAAGTCAGGCTCAGGTGAGCCAGGAATTTATCTTTCCAACGACAAAGATTGGGGCACGAACCCTTGCTGCGAAATTGCACTACGACCTTACCAGTTCTGCAACCTAACAGAAGTAAATGCCTCTGACCTTGACAGTCAAGAAGAATACGAAGCCCGTGTGAAGGCTGCTGCTTTTATCGGCACACTCCAAGCAGGCTACACAGACTTCCACTATCTCCGCGACGTATGGCGCAGGAACACAGAGAAGGACGCCCTCATTGGTGTATCAATGACCGGCATTGCTTCTGGTGCTGTTCTCAACCTCGACATGTCAAAAGCAGCCGAGGAAGTAAAAAAAGAAAATGAAAGAGTTGCTGGACTTATCGGTGTAAGACCCGCAGCAAGAACCACTTGCGTAAAGCCAGCAGGCACAACCTCTCTCACTCTTGGAACTTCCAGCGGCATCCACGCTTGGCACAACGACTATTACATTCGTCGTATCCGTGTAGGAAAGAATGAAGCCATTTACAGCTACTTATCTCTGGCACACGAGGAGCTTGTAGAAGATGAATACTTTCGACCCCATGACACTGCTGTCATTTCTGTTCCACAGAAAGCACCAGAATCAGCAATCTATCGAACAGAGTCTGCCATGTCCATGCTCAAACGAGTGGCGCAGGTTTCAAAGGAGTGGGTCAGGAAGGGACACCGCAAGGGACAGAATACCCACAATGTCTCAGCCACGGTAAGTATCCGTGAGTCAGAGTGGGCTGATGTTGGTGAATGGATGTGGGAGAACCGTGATGTTTATAATGGTCTTTCAGTTCTTCCCTACGATGGCGGGAATTATGACCAAGCTCCATTTGAGGACTGCTCAAAAGAAACTTATGAAGCCATGCTCAAGTCTCTAACTGACATTGACCTCACAAATGTTTATGAGGCTGATGACAATACAAACCTCACAGACCAAGCCGCTTGTGCTGGTGGTGCTTGTGAAGTAGTATAACTGCACTCACATCGGCATAATAACGTAAGGCACGGGGTTTTTTATCCCGTGCCTTTCTATTTATTTTATCAACTGGAATAAAATAAATGGCTAGGTCAGGATTTTTCTACAAAGTATCACCTTCACAAACCAACAGGTCTGGACCACAGGGAAAGATTATAACTAAATACTTGAGATTGAGTGGTTCAGATGCTGGAACAAATAATGCTAATGGCAACTACTCAACAAACACAGGTAGTTTTTATCTTCAACCACCAGCCGGTGAGATTTGGAGAATTCACAGAATGCTTGTAAACATTCTAAACACAGGTTCAGCAACCAACATTAACCAGTATGCTGGCATTGCTGAATTAACAAACGGCATTCAAGTTAGAGTAATCAACGGCGGCACAGACGATTTCACAAATAACGACCCAATTAAAAAACTAACTGATTGGGCTGCTTATTGCTACGACCTTGACCTAAAAAACAAAGTAAACAACGGCAACACTTGTTATGCTGGTGTTCGTTGGACTTTTGCCAACTCTGGTCAAGAGATTAGATTGATTGGCGATAATAACGATAGGTTTGAGGTTACTTGTAGAGACGACCTAACCGACTTAACAGAACATCGTTTTCTTATTCAGGGCTACAAGGAAACTGACCAATACTAAAACCACAGTAAAGTCTGTACAAATGGCAGGGCTAACCACCCTGCCTTTACATTTTGGGGAACTATTTATTGTTGAACCTTATGAGGGTGCAGTAATGCCAGACGAAAGAATAAACAACGCGGTCGAGTTCGCAGAACTAAAAGGCTCGTTGAAAAGAATCGAAGAAGTTATTATGACTATCAAAGAAAAGAACGAAGAAATGGCTGGTGATATCACCAAAATTAAAGAAGCCATTTACAACCCAGACCAGGGTATTTATTCTCGTCTAAAAGAACTAGAAGCTTGGAAAGCAAACATGAGTAAGGTTCTTTGGATTGGCGCAACAGGGATTATTGGGTCCGTTGGTGTCGCCATTTGGGAAGTTTTAAAGAACACTTAGGAGTAAAAAATGGCTGGACCAAATCAATACAGACCGGGAGTAGGCTCAGTTGGTCAATACCAAATGAGCGCAAAACCATTTCTATCATCAAGCATCGTTGTGTCAAACACCGCAGTAACAGAAATTAAGTTTCCTGCCGTTACGTCTTTCTTGACAATTCAAAACACCCACGCTGGTGCAAACGTGCCACTCTTAGTCGGCTTCTCCGCTAACGGTGTTCTTGGCGACGACGGCTACAAAATTGTTCTTGACAACGGTGAAAGTTACACAGGCGATTTTAGAGTTCGTTATGTTTATCTTGCTGGCTCTGGTGCGAATTGCACAGGCTCTATCATCGCCGGTCTTACCGGCATTCAAAGCGAACTTCGCACAGATGACGGACCAAACTACTCAGGTTCAGTAGGAATTGGCTAATGATGCGTTCTGGCTTTGGTGGAAAAGGTGGTTCTATATCAAGCCGTTCTACTGGGGTTATCACCGCAGAAGACAAGTCTGGTGGATTTTTAAATCTTGTAAAAACAATCACCGGAGACGACCTACTTTTTTGTTTAGACCCAGGCTCAATTACTGACGGCATTGGTCAAACAGTAAATGAGTGGTTTGACTCGCTTGGAGCATTTGATACTCACTTCACAGCACAAGATGTTGCAAATCGCAAACCTTCTTTTAGTCTATACAACAATAAACCAGTTCTCGACTTTGACGGCACTAACAATGCTTTTAGAACAGCGGTAAATGTTTCGCAACTAAATAATAAAAAAGCACTATCTTTGATTTATTTTGCAAAAGTAAATGGCGGTAGTGGGTTCAAAACAGTCTTAGAGCTTGATGCCTTGTGGTACAATGTAAACGGCTTTACAGCAGGTATCGAACGCGATGCGGCTGATTATACAGTTTATAATGGACAGGACCAACACCCCGATGGACTCAACACAGGTGGTGTTGCTGGTAGCAACGGAACAAATGTTGATGTTGATTTACCAATAGTTCATGGTGTTGTTTATAATCGCAATGGCGCAGGCGGTTCTGCTGGTACAACCACAAGACCATTTGTAAATGGTGTTGCAATGACAACCGCACAAACTTACACAGGCGGCAACACATACAACATTGATAGTGCCTGGATAAGTGATAAGTTGCTTTTCATGGCTGCTCGCGGATTGACAGCACTTAACTTCAATGGTTCAATTGGAACATTTATCGCTGCCACAAGAGCCCTTACAGACGACGAAATGGGAAGGTTGTCGAGAGCAGTTTTAAGAAAACACAACTTAGGAACTGATGCTCCCAGCAAGTAGGAATAACAAATGTCGTTTAGCCCACAACCAATAACCTATTACATTCAAACTGAATCTATTGCAGGTCAGGTAGGAATACAAATAGAGAAAAATTTTAAAAAATACAGAGTTATTGGTATTTGGGGGCATGTCACTCCACCAGCCTCTGTTGAATCAATACAAACAGAGTGGCACGGCTTCGATGTTCATAGCTGGGTTACCTCGTTGGGCTATGTTTTTGTACCAATACTTCCCCGTCCAGTTCCATAAAACGCTTGACTTCCACTTCCATTGTGTTATACTACAGGTCAGGAGGTCAAAATGGACAAAGTAGATATCATCCCCGTAAAACCATCTTGGTTCTGGCAAGACGACAAAGAGTATGACGGCATTTATACTTCTTGTCGTTTTCATCGTCAAGATGAGTTCGTCACAAAGTTTCCCATTATGATAAAAATAAAACACGACCCTGCGCTAGTTGATGTAATGGGCGAGCAGGCTTACTTTGACGAGGTTGTCAGCATCCTCAACAAGCCCCCTCCACCTCCCGCATACAAGGGTCGCGGTCGCAGACCAAAGCAACGACCACCAGCATACGGTCAGTTAGAGTTCATCAAACATTATTACCGAGAGAAAGATGGACTTAAATATGTTGAGCTAATGTTGTATTCTAGCAAAGCAAAAAATAAAAAGTTGTTTGACCCAAACGGGGCAACCAAACAAGGTTCACTACGCCCAGACGGACGCAAAAACAGGAGCAAGAAAAGTGAAGTATAAAGTTTATGGCACAGAGCGCTGCCCTTACTGTGTGCAGGCAAAAAAGTTGCTGGAACGTAAAAACTTAGAGTATGAATACTTGACAGTGGACCCAGCAAGTGATACACTACAAGAGTTGAAAGATTACACCAAGTGGTCCACAGTGCCTTTGGTGTTTGAAGTGGACGATAAAGGTTTGGAAACTTTTATCGGTGGTTTCAGTGAGCTAAATTCAAAATTGAGGAGAATCTAATGGAAGACGTTAAGAATGACATTCATCAGCACATTGCAGAGTACATTCAAGCCATTGCGGCTGTTGAAGACTGTATGCGCCCTTATCGCGAGCAGCGCAAGGAACTTCGCAAGAATTACATCGAGAATGGCTGGCTAGACAAGGACCAGATTTCACTGGCTATGCAGGCTTACCGCATGTTGGAGAAGCAGATTCACTTTGAAGACCTTGCTGAAATTTATGAGAACTTGGTCTACACTCTCGCTGGCTCCAACCCACATGAGTCTGGAGGAGACCAGTGAAAAACTTTGAGCCACTAAACAGGCATCTCCTAGTTCAACTTTGCACCGAGGAAAAGAAAGAAGAAAGTTCTTTTGTTTTGCCCGATGATTATGAGACGCCAAAAGACCCCTATCAGGTAGTTCATGTTATTGCAACTGCTCCTGATTGCTCTATCGATGTTGAGTCTGGTGACGCTGTTGTGGTAGAAAGTTCTCAGGTTCACACTTTGAAAGTTGAGGGCGATGAGTATCACCTTGTTCTTCAAAACCACGTTTATGGGATTTTGCCATAATGGAACTCATTTCCACGCATTTGGTAAAACAAAACGATGTGGGCTATCATGGTAATCTTTTTGGGGGTATTATGCTCGCTTGGTTGGATGAGGCAGCAGCCTCTTTCGCATGTCAGGTGGCAGATACCCCCAGAATGGTTACAAAGAAAATGGAAGAAGTTCTGTTTCACTGTCCCGTTCGCCCTGGGCAACTTATTAAAATCTATGGGCGGGTTGTAAAAATTGGCACCACAAGTGTTGACCTAAAACTTGAAGCCCGCCGACACTCGGTTTACAACGGCACACAGAAGCTCGCCTGCTCCACAGTTATGAAGTTTGTTCGTATTGACGGAGACGGTGACGCTATTCCTATCTCAGACCGTGTTCGTCTTAAATACGGCTTTCCACCAATCGAGAAATAAATGATGCTAAAAATGAAGATGCCTCTTTATGAGGACGGCAAAGGTTTCGTAGAGTTGGTTGATGCTGTGGGTTCAGACCTTTCAGTTGTAAACTCTGCTCGCGTTTCCTTTGGCAAGCACAAAACAGAACTTGACGAGAAAGATAAAAAACTTATCAAGTATCTTATCAAACACAAACACACTTCAACCTTGGAGCATTGCTTCGTGACCTTCCGCGTCAAGGTTCCGCTGTTTGTTCGCTCACAGCACCACAGGCACCGCACTTGGTCTTACAACGAGATTAGCAGACGTTACACGGACTTCGACATTCAGTTCTATGAGCCAGTAGCATTTAGAACACAACACGAGTCAAACCGTCAGGCAAGCAACACAGAGGACTTGATTGACCCCGTTCTAGCAATTGACAGCGACCCTGGCAATACTGCCTCTTTGGTTATCAAAGAGGCTCACAAGCAAAGTCTCGCGCTTTTCAACCAGCTTATCGAAGCAGGTGTTTGCCGAGAGCAAGCCCGTGGTGTTCTACCACAAAACATGTACACAGAATACTACGCCTCAGCAAACCTAAATAACATCTTGAAGTTCATTGACCTCCGAACACACGAAGGAGCACAATGGGAAATTCAAGAAATGGCGAAGGGTATGTTAGAAATTATTACAAAACTATACCCAGAAACAGTAGGAGCGTATCGTGAAATCCGAGGAGCATAAATGGTCATTACAGGAAAAACTCTCTGTCTTGCTATCATGGCTAACGCAGCATTCTTTGGTCATTCTGGTGCAACTCGTGCTTGTCGTTATAGCAGCAGTATTGTAAAAGAAGCAAAGAAAAATAAACTTGACCCAACTGTTTTAGCAGCGATGCTCCACGTTGAGTCCAACTGGAAACCACACGTTGTTTCATACGCTGGTGCTTGCGGCATCGCACAGGTAATGCCACAGTGGAGCAAATACACTTGCACTCAACTCAAAAACCCAAAGATAGGTTTGCCAGAGGGCGCAAGGAAACTCCACTATTGGGTTTATAAATACGGCAAAGGCAACCTTTCAGTAGGGCTCTGTGGCTACAACGCTGGCTTTCGTTGCAAAGGAAAGAAACCAAACCGACGAGGTGTTTTTTACGCAAAGAAAGTTTTAAAAGTAGCGAAGAAGATTAAAAGAAAAATAAAGTGAGAAAGTTAAAGAAGCACATCTTCACCCACGCAAACAACATCGTCGTAGGTGGCGATGTTGCTTCTTTATTATGGGCACTCAAAGAAGACTACTGGATAGCCTTCACAGAGCCCCGCAAACCGCTCCCATTTGAAAGACTCAACACCGGAGACCCAACACAAGCCCTATGGGAGTTCCTTGCCTTACAACTCAACTACCGTGGAAAAATCTTAGGAGTCACCCCAAACCAAAGTATCCGAGCAGACGGAGACATTCTCAAAATAATAACAAAGAACGGCTCACTGCTCAACTACAAGTTTGACCAACTGGTTATCACAAACCCTGAAATGTTTGAGGGAGGAAGAATAAAAGAAGCCCTTGACAGAAAGATGTTTGTGGTAGATACTGTAAGAATGAGCGCACAGCCTCATAACCACACTTATTATTACCACGGTCAGGACTTTGTAAATGAGATACACTTTTGGTTGCACGGCAAAAGAAAAACTTTGGAAGTTGTTTCCTATTTACGAGAGTCTGAACTCGACATTTTTGAACACAGTTGGGTTCCTATGCGTTATACTCTTCTCGACATAGCCAGAGACCTTGGTCTAAAAGGAATGAAAGGTGGAGGAACAAGAACTTATCCACTCCGCTTCGATTACAAAAAACGCTTGGTAAGACCCACAGAGAACCACATTTATTACGACGAAGATAAAATAAAGTTTATCACCGTAAATGAGAACGAACTATGGAACGAACAGACAAGAACCATTTGGCAAAAATGGTCGGAGTCATTCCGCTGGACGGATACGGAAATGACGAACAGTTTCCGTACTCACCTTGGCTCAAACCAATAGTCAAAGACCTCACACTTGTTGAGAACGCTGTTTTACAATGTGCCTTTTTTGGTTGCAAACAAATTTTTATTGTTTGCGAAGAGCGCTCTGCACGAATGCTCAAACGGCACATCGGTGAGTGGGTAGAAGACCCTTCACACTATTGGAAGCACTACAAATACCCAACAGGTTATCGTATCCAGATTCCCATTTATTATGTTCGCATGACCGAAAAGGACAAGCGACAGCGTGGTTCATACACCTGGGCTATTATTCAGGGAGCAGAGATAGCGAACAGAACTGCGCGACACGTTTCACGCTGGACTATGCCAGAAAAGTTTTTTATTACTTTTCCTTGGTCTGCTTTCGACTTCTGGGAAATAAAACAATACCGACAGAAACTCGCCATGGCAAAAGAGTTTTATCTTTCGCACAACGGCAAGACAGCTTGGGACGGTGAGTTCTTGCCCT